GCCGACGAGGTGTCATGAGCGAGAAGCACCTCAGAAATCTGCGTATTACCTGCATTCTTTAATTGAATAAGTAGTTTAGCGGTGCTGTAATCTGCTTTTGGATATTCGAACATAAGAAGATCGGAACCAGTCGTAGCTCCAAGATTCCCATTCGCAAAGACATCAACGACGTGCTCGGTCTTGAAAGTTACGATGTTTGAATAAGAAGTATTACCAACTACTGTAAGAGTATTCGCTAGTGCAGTGGATCCTGTAACACCGAGTGTACTTAAAGCGTTAGCGGCGCCTGTAACACCGAGTGTACTGAGAACGTTAGCAGCGCCTGCAACTGACAATGTGCTTGCAAGAGTAGCGTTTGAACTAACATTCATTGCACCAACAATTTTTATGTAATCTGTAGCTATTACGGTAAGATTTGCAGATGCGGTAATCGATCCGTTACCGACAACTGTAGTAAACGTTGAGTTACCAACAAACAATGCGTTAGCTGTAGCATATACATTCGCACCAACAGAAACTTGAATTGTATTCGCTGTAAATTCGCCAGTCTTAAATGCATTCGGTTCAATATTTGCAATTGCGATTGAATTAGCTATGCTAATGATTCGTGTATTCGCAAGAGTAGTGTTCGAGCCTTCAACTGCACGGAATCTCACTGACGTGTGTTCAGCTGAGTTGAGACTGTTACCTACAAATACTCCACTACTATTCGCTACTGTATTACCAACGGTAGCAGTGTCTGTGACTTGGATCGTACCACCATTTGTGGCATTCGCAGTGACATTTGCTCCAAGCGAAATCTCAATAGTATTCGCAGTAAAGATGCCAGTTTTAAATGCATTTGGTTCGATGTTTGCTGTGGCAATCGAGTTAGCGATGCTAATGATTCGTGTATTCGCAAGAGTAGTGTTCGAACCTTCTGATGCGAGGAAACGAATCGAAGTGACTTGTGAAGAGTTTAAAGTATTACCTACATGTAAACCAGTGCTATTTGCAACTGTGTTACCAATCGTACTTGTTCCAATGACTTGAATCGTTCCGCCGTTAGTAGCATTGGCGGTGACGTTGGCACCAAGTGAGATCTGAATGGTATTCGCAGTAAAGATACCTGTTTTAAAACTAATAGGATCAATATTCGCCGATGAAGTACTATTCACCATGCTGATGATCTGATTGTTTGCGAGTACAGTATTACTACCTTCTGCAGCAAAGAATCGAACACTCGTGATTTGGCTATTTGTAACAGTGTTGCCTACATATAGACCACTACTATTTGATACACTGTTACCGACTGCTCCCGATCCAGTCACCTGAATCGTTCCACCGTTGGTGGCATTAGCAGTGACATTCGCACCCAACGTAATTTGAATCGTGTTTGCTACAAACAATCCAGTGCTAAAGCTAATTGGATTCATCGTAGCAGTGTTCGTGCTATTCGCGGCAACAACCGCGAATGCAGTTGCCGTCGTATTTGTAGTCGAGTTTGATTGAATCGTCAGCTTCGTCGTATTGGCGACAAGATTCGCGCCAGTCAAACCAGCGTGCAGACCGTACTGCCACATGAAAGAGTTTGAAGAACCGTTGGCGACTTCGAGTCGAATTTCAGTCGCGGTAGTATTACTTAAAACTGTATTCGTGCTGATCATGAGATTCGCAAACGAGCCGTTGACGTTTCCGCCTTTCACCCAGTCTGTGACAACCAGATTATTCGCGCCAAATGTTCCGTATAGCTGAGCTGTTCTTGGAAACGCGGTGTTACCTGTGTTTGCATATGTACTATTTGCAGTGATGATTTCTGTCGTGAGCGCGTGAAGAAGTTCATTGGTCTCGAGAAGCCAAATCTCAAACGAGTCGGTAATTACATCAACGTTAGCTACTGGTCTTGACATTAATTTCTTCCATTCACTACTTGTAAGAGTAGATTTTTAATTTCTTTGAGATCGTCTTCGACAGCACTTATTCTGTTTGATAGATCTTTGCTGTTCTTCACTTTCGATCTCTCTGCTACAAACTTTGCATAAGATGTATCATCCGTATTTATGAAAGCTCCAGTTGAAGTATCTTTCATGAATCCAGCGGTTTCAGTCTTCACTAACATTATGCAGAAACTCCAATGACTTGAATCGCCTCTACTTTTGGCACGACATTTGATTGAGTTGCAAGAAGAACAATTTTAATTTGCATCGACGTGTATTCGTCAAATTCTACATATTCAGAGTTAACATATCTTACAGTATTGTCATTTTCAATATTATTCCAGGCAACGTTTCTATACTTCAGTTTATCAATAAGAATATCTGATCTTGTAACTCCGGCAGACACGAGGCTCGATGTTTGTATATTTCGATATGTACTGATGGCTGTAGTATTCGCTGCCGAAACTACAAATACTTCATGATTGCCAAAGTCTTGACTTTTAATTCGAATTAAATCGCCGGTAGTGACCGCTGCAGAATGGTTAGATGTTGTAGTGATGCTATTCGAACCGTAAGTAATTGCTCCAGTTCCAGCAAGAGCCGCTTGAAGTTCAGGCGCCGTATCAAATCCATATGTAAACTCATACATATCATTTGGATCCGTCGAGCTAAAGCGATCGATATTATCTTTTAATACAAGAGGAGTCCAGGCTTTGCTTTGAAATGATTCTCTGTCTGTTGCGTTATGAATTTTTGCATAGACTTTGATTTCTGTTCCGGCCGGACGATATCCTGTCAAATATACTACGATATCTTCTGCTCTCTTATCTTGAGCAAATTTAATAACCTTTGAAATATACTTCGATTTCGCCAGACCGTTTGCACCAGTTTCTGTATCGTAGTCAGTAATACTACTCAGTCCTACTGTTCTTGTTTCTGTGTACACATTGTTAATATCATTTTGATAGAAGTAAAAGTCAAGTTCACGAGTGGTTGCATAAGGAACACTAAAGCGATCGATCTCTGCGCTACTCACAACAATATTTAGATTCGCAACAACCGACTTTCTTCTATCTCCGAAAAGATTCGAGCTCTTTGAAGTATCAACTTCGACTGATCGTGATAAGATAAATCCTGTCTCAACCGGATCGTTTATTTGAAGAAGATTGATATTTGTTGACGTAGAAGACAACTGATTTGCAGAATTGGCGATTTTATAGTCGAGAGTAAACGTAGAACCAGAAGGATTACCAATGAGGAACGAAGGTTTAAAGTTATCAACTGGATAGCGATCGATCGAAGCGATGTTTGCAGTTGCTCCTGATCTTTCTCCTATAATTCTACCACCACCCACTGCAAATTTATTTGTGGAATTTGCGGTTGAGTCGACCAAAATCAACTTAGATTTTGGATAATCGATGTTATAGGCCGCAGCGACAGGAGGAACTTTATAGCCGATGCCAGAAGCAGAAAAAGATGGCATACTTGCGATTGTGATATTCGTAGCATCAACGATAGCATTGACAGATAGTATTTGTTTAGCACCTCCACTTTGAACTAAAATTTTTGAGCCAGGCAAAAGATTAGTAAATGTTGTTCCGACGCCAACTATATTTAAACTCGTTGTCGAAACTGTGACAGTACCAGTAGCATTTGCGATGTCTTGATAGATATATTCTCCGCCGATGAAAGCACCGGTATTCGTATTGTCGATTGTGAAAAATTCATAATCTTTATTCACAAGACTAATAGTAATGTTACTAGCAGTATATCTGGCTACTTTCACTTTAAACTTCAGATCTCTGTCGCTTAACGAACGATGAGCAGAAGTATTCGTAGGAATATACAGCTTACCGCCATGTGTTCCTCTTGAACCCACTGACAAAGTATTCGTAACTTGACCATCGGTGACGAGTCTATCGCCGAGTACGTTTTGCCACACATCAAATCCTGGATCATTAAATTTAAGAACTAATCCATAATGTTTTCCTGCGGCTAAACGAACAGTATCTTTAAATCCGATTACTGTTGCCGCTGAAGCATCTTGAGAAGTAGAAATCAAATCATACTGAATAAGAGTCATCGAGTTTAAAATTTGACGCGTCTCAAAAGGAGAATCGTTTTCTACTTCGCAAATCCATGCATTCACTGTAGGAGCAACTGCACCAGAAGTAGAGGCTCCACGTACAGGCTTAGCTTTAAAGAATACGTCGATGGATGTGAGCATGACTTCAGCAGCGTTGGCCACTTGTTGCGGATTCACGTAAAAAGTTTGAATATAGTTAAATCCAGACATGCATTTCCTCTTTTATTTCTATTATTTATCTACTGCTGCTACATTGATCTTATGGTATATTAAAATTATGCTGCAAGTCAAAGTTTCTAAAATCGAGTCTGATTACGTTGTAAGTACCGCTTGGATCAGTAAATTTATCAATCTGAGATTCAGCAGCTTCTCCTCGTGTTCGCGGAGTATTTGTTGTGGCGTCAGTTTGTGCAACCGAAGTAGCGGTTGTTGAAGCAGTAATATTAAGATTATTGGTGCTTGTAACAGGAAGATTAGAGTAATAGGCAAGAGTAATTGCGCCTGCTGCTCTCGAAGTTCCATCGTTATTTTCAACTATAAATCGTTTTTGCCCAGCAATATTAGAGATGATACGATTTTGTGCTTCAACATCAGTTTCAGCTTCATCAAGGCCAGCATCATAATAAAAATCGAATGACATGATGCCGTTTTCATCGCTTCGAAGGCCAGTAGTATTTGTTGTAGATGTTCTTATCTGTGAGCATTTTGAAGTTTTATCTTCTTCATCAAACGTAAACGTATGATTCGTATTAGGTTTCAAACCGGATATAGAAATTATAAACTTCTGAGAATCAACAATATATTGCTGATTAATATCACCTTCATAAACGTAATAATTATTCAACGAATTGGTAATCGTGAATGAACTTGGATTTACGTTATGTACTACACCAAGATACTCGAAGGTATTTGGATTCGATACTGTAATTACCGAAGTTGTTACAGAATCTGTCGGATATTGCAGAAGATATCCGTAAGTTCCTGGTTCGCCTTGTCCACCGAACGCTCCGCCACGCCTTTTGCCCTTGTATATTCTCACCTTTACATATTGTCCTGCAGAAGGATCGTGTGTCCATGTGATCTTAAATTGATCTTCAAGGAAAGTACCAGAATCGACACCGGTTGGATACGAATAGCGCTCTAGGCTTCCGACATGTTCAACTCCACGACCATCATTTAATTGTCTTATTTGATAGAGTCTGGCAATATCTGCGCTGGTAATAGAAGTTGCTGATGCAGAAGTTTGTGTAGCTGTAAATGGCCCGTTTTCTGAAGATCCTTGATAAACAGTTGCCGACAGGAGATTATCTCTCGCAACTACATAAAGCTCGGCTGGTCCAGAAAGACTGCTGAATCGATAAAAGAATTCTTCGAACACCGAGCCAGAATCCGAATAGCTGCCGCTTCTTTCTCTTTCTACTGTTGATTCTACTCTTTGAGTAACAGTAGTAAGAGTCACATCTCCTGTTGTCGTAGGAGTCGGCGTAGGAGTTGGTGTAGGAGTTGGTGTGGGGGTCGGCGTAGGAGTCGGCGTAGGAGTTGGCGTAGGAGTTGGTGTAGGAGTTCCTAGATCGGGAAGAGGAATAGGACCAGCTGTCGCAGCGCTTTGTTCTCCAATTACAAACTCGTTATATGGAAGAGTCAGAATACCATCTTCTTGCCCATTACCGTCTGGTTTAAACTGAATATTCAACTCTCTCAGATACGGACCAAGTTGATCATTTTTAATGATAGCATAAAATTCTGGGTTTCCAATGTCTGCATAAACATAGTCGGTGAAAGGATCTACGAAGAACCCAAACTTAAATCTATCAAGTGTCGCATCTGAGCTGCTCGGAATAAATCGTGCTTTTGCTAATGCTTCTGCAAGAGTAAACGATACGTAATACTCAAGATCTTTAATTCTCTTATCAAGACTGCCAATATCAGCCATCGTATAACGACGTTGCTGAATGCGTGATCTTTGAGAAGCACTGATAGAAGGCCTCACGGTGTAACTATTTTTTCTTTTTGCCTTTGCAGCGCCTAGAACTTTTGTATCAACAATAGCAATCATATCTGCTGAAAGCACTTCTGGAAGAGAAGGATACGGAGGAATATTGTATATTTGCAGTGTAAGAGAACTATCTTGTGAAGGAGGCACAACAGGAGAAATACCCGGTTCACCGCTTCTTATTTCAAATCCACCGTTCGAATTAATAATAACTCGATCGACTCTTCCGAGATACGAACTTACGTTTGCAGATAGCGTAGAGTTAGGTACAGGGAAAAATGCGCTGGCTGCCGAGAAGTAATTGGAATTCGAAGGAAATACAGGATTGATAATCGATGTAGAGTTTGCACCAGATGCGACAGAAGAAATATCAGTCACATAGTTGATTGTATTTGCAGCGGATGGACGAAGATCTACGCAATCTCGTACGTCATAATAAATTCCTGTGCGGCCTTCAAACTCAGGAAGTTCCATCGTATTAATGCTTGCATCGCTTACAAGAGAAGTCAGATTTGCGCTGTCATTAATGGTATATGAAGAAATTGTTTTGACGCCTGACGAGGATTGAAAAGCATCAAACTTAACAAGAAGAATATCATTCACTGCAAGTGAAGCATATCCTGTTTTTCTTACAAGTTTAGAGGTATCGAGATAATCTTCGTTTTGACCAGAATCAATAAAAAACTGATTTGTGACGTCAATAACTCCATAAGTATTCTCTGTAAAGTAGGCTGTATTACCAGTAAACTTATGCACAGAACTACTATTTGAAGTGAGAGTAAGATTCGCTCCTCCGCGAGTAGCAGAAAGCGCAAAACCTGCAGTGTTTGCATATACGGCAAAGTATGTGGTGCCATTTACAAGGCCACCGAGTACTCCGACGCCGGCGGTATTCGAATATACAAGAGAATCTCCATTCGCGAATGGATTGTTTGTTACGGTAATAAACGCATTTGCGGTTGCAGAGTTTGCAATATCAGTCGATACGTTAAACGTAATATCTTGAACTGTGGCGTCTTTCTTATATACTCCACGAAGGCGATAAACATCTGATACACCGAGCGGCCACGGTCCTTGAATACCTGAGCTGTTGTTATTTGCAATACGAATTCTTGCATAGTTACCGCGATTTGATGTCTTGGCTGCAGAGCTTACATTGTTTCTCTGTGCATTATAAACAACAGAAACAGGCATTGAAGCAGCAACGTTTGAAGTAGCATTCGCGACATTATTGCCGACATAGATCGTCATGATTTGGCTATTCGAACTGTCGACATTCGCAAACTTCGTAGCTTTGTTTGTTAAAGAGATCGGAATATTCTGAGGATAAAATAGAGTAATGCTACCGCCAGAGTATGTTTTACCTGGAGCAGTGGCAAGAGTCATCAAGGTATTGTTTGCAATCGACGAGATTTGTGCAGAAGATGTATTTCCAGCCGTAGAATTAGCAAGAAGAACATAATCTCCAGGAGAAAATTGTGTAGTAAATAATGAACCAGTTCCTACAACATTAGAAGTTGTATTATTATCAGTGGCAATAGTACCTGTCGCAACGGTTTGAGACTTAAAGTTTCCGTTTGGAATTACAATCAAATCGCGTTTTTCAGATGTATTCAACTCTTCAGTATATGGAAAGTATTCTCCAGACGTAAGATTGAGAACAACATAACCCGCAGAATTAGAAGTTTCAGATGTATTAATGGTTCTGTATTGATATGTGATGTTCGACACGTTCGAAGTAGCATTCTTTAACTTAAAAATAAGCGAAGAGTCGACTGTATCATAAAGTATTGCTTGACCAGCACTCAAGACGACGTCAGCGATCGCTTTATTACCGCTACTATAATAGATGCTTCTTACATCCTTCGTATTCTTACCGGCTTCCATCTTAATGTCGAAGAGATACATTCGATACACAGCATTTGCATTGCCTATGTCTCCACTCTGATAAACAAAAGTACGAAGTCTTGCAGTACCAATCTTTGTTCCTGCTGGAGAAATTGTGGTAGAGCCAGTGCTGATATAATTTGCTGGAGATCCATAAAGATCGACTTGACCTCCAATATCAAAGTTAAACGATCCGACGAGTTCGTCGACTTCGAAGTAGCTGCCATAACCGAGACGAGTTTGTGAAGCAGGATCATTCAGCTTGGTCGTGCCTTTATTCATGTTTTGCTTATAGTTATCGATAGTTTCAATACGAATACCGTTAATATAAGCTTTACCTGGATCGATGTTCATCTTCACAAGACTAGCAGTGTCTGAGAACGTACCAGAATCTTTCGTCAGTGTAAGGAATTGATCAATGACATAGTTGCCAGATTCTTCGTAAGTTCTTGCTGCTAACTGCCTGCCAATGATGTTATAAATCGTGTCTTGATTGATACGATACGGCCGACCATCTGCAAACTCAATGATCGGAAGGAATTCAGAATTTGCATCAGCCGCGGCTTTTGTCAGTACGCTGATGACTGGAGTCAATTTCAAACGATCAGCACCAGGAGCTGCATAGTTATAAGTGCCAGTGGCATTATCAAGAAGCGTCTGATCTTGATTCGAGTTGATAATGCTTTCGTTCGTATAAAAACCAACAGACTTATCAAAAGCAGTATTTGAATATTTGTTCACAATCTCAAACTGAGAAGCAACTCTCGAGAAGAATCCTTTTTGATAGATTGTGCCTTCACCAATCGTGACGCCATAACCAGTACCAATCGGAACTGAGGTGGCATTTGCTATTTGAATCGTAGCGAGGAACGTTTCTGCTGCAAGTTCAAGCTCGCCTAATTCTGTGGCGGTGGCTGTTGATGTAGTTGAATTGTTAGCGATAGTCACATGTGGTTCGACATAATATCCTGAACCCTGACCGATGACTTGAACTGCAGTGACTTTACCTAAACTATCTGTTGTAATCGAACCGACTGCGCCCGAACCAATAATTGCGGCTACATTCGCAGATACTCCAGACGTGAAGTTGCGAATCTGCTCGCCAGCGGCAAATCTGAACTTAATCGTATTTGCAGAAATAAGATCAGAATACTCTGGTCTTACCTTCAAAATAAGTGCGGTGCTATTTGCAGTGGTATTGGCTTCGATAATCACAGCGTTAGCAACGCCATTTTGAATTACAGATCCAGCCGCAAAGCTTGCAGCAGCTGCAGCACCACCAGTACTATTCTGTACGGCAAGAGCAGACATCACGACTACGCTATCATTATTCGCAAACTTCGAAGAACCGTCATTGACTTTAATATTGAAAATAGGATAAGACTTATCGAAAACTGTAAGAGTTTCATCCGCAGTAAAAGAATCAGTTGAGAAATTGTTTCCCGAACTGATGTAGTTCACAAATAGCGTGTTTAAATCTGGCGAGCGAGATTGCAGGCCAGAAGCCGTCTTTACAATGTAAGCTTCTACATTTGCAGCGTTTTTGACATATCGATTATTATAAAGAGTTATATCGACCTGTAGACCATTTGTCGTCAAATCGTTAATCTTGATATAAGGAACTTTATCATGCTTAGTAATCGTGCAACCGTCGATGATTGTACCACGCTTGAATACATTGTCACCAAACTTCTCAATTTGATTTTGCAAAATAGACTGGAGCTGATTCAGCTCACGCGCCTGAACTGCGACACCAGGCTGGAACAGAACTTTATAAAAGTCCTTCTTGGAATCAAAGTCATCAAAATAAGGAGATACGTTTAGGTTGGTTTCCAGAGCCATTTAATTAAAACTCCAATACTATCTTTATAATTTCTGATTTATTATCGTTACGAGCGATAGGATCAAGATTCTCTAAGTAAAGAACCTCACCGCTACCGACTACAAAGTCTCCATTGTATTTATTCAATAATGGGGAAAGCTCTGCAGAAGATACTGTGCCTGCAATCTCTCTGACTCCGCGCGGATCAAGATTAAAGATACCTGATTTATTACTAATCCACAATATATCAGAAGCGCCGTCGATCTCATCAAGATGATGGACTCTGCCGCGGGGTTGCGCGTATGCAATCAGACTTTCTTGTTCAATGACTTCATCTTCAAGGAACGGTACACTTCCTACGCCGAAAGTGCCAATGAGTCTTGTCAACTGACGAGAGTATTGGAACGAGCTTGCTACTCTATCGTTAATTTCAAGTGTTCCAGTAATAGTTGCCGTCGTTCCAGAAACTGGAATTACAGTGTCTCCTGACATACCGCCGACTCCGATGATACGACTTCCAGAAGTAAATACGCCGGCGACATTTGACAATTCAATCTGACTTGTCCCAGAGAATGATACGATGCCGCTTGCTTGAACTACAATAGCCGAGATTTCACAATTATTTGCCGTAAATGAACTGCTTGTGTTTGCAGTTGTGATACGATAGTCTTCTGGAACGTTAGCTACAGTCGAAATATAGTTATTCGAACCGTTTGTAACAAGAACATAATCACCGACTGAGAAAGCATCTTTGTAAGTCGGTGCGTCTGGATTTGCAAGAGCGACAGTGATATTGCCATTCGATCCTGATACACTTGCATCTCCGTTGATCGTTACGAGAGGCGCTGAGGTATATCCTGAACCTACATTAGTAATTGTAACAGTTGTAATAACTCCTGAACCATTATTTGCAAAGGTCGCAGCTGCTCCTGTTCCATTTGTTCCTGAGTTATTGAAGACAAGTTGATTATTAGCAACGCTATTGTATCCTGTTCCAGGACTTACAATCGTAGCAGTATTCGAAAGAAGACCGAAATTTGTTTTTTGAATAGTTGTATTTGATGCTTCGATCGATACGTTACCGTGCAATTTGAGTTTTCGATACTGATAGACTTTTTCACCAGTAGAAAAACCTGGACCAACAGTATTAGCAGTGTTCACGTCAACTTCAGTAAACAGAGGATTTTTAATCAGTCCAACTTGTCGAAAGTCATTTTCAACAGGAATAATTCCGCTCTCACTGTTATTAAATTTAGCGCTTAGGCATACTCTCTTTGCAAAGAGTTCGTTGTAAGGATCTGAACCGTGGCCATTCTTCGGAGAAATAATAGGTCTGAGAGATGCAGGAGAAAAGTATGTTGCACTTGAAATCACCGCAGGAAGTTGAATGTATGTTTCATCAAAAATTGAAGGCGGAATAGTAATAGGCTGTTCAGAAACATATGATTCAGCTTTTCGATAATTTTCACCGACCGCGAGGAGTTCGACTCTGTTCACAGAATTTGTAGACGCCGCATCGATATATACAATTCCTTCTGCAGGAGTTGATTCTTCGCCATCTCCCCAAACGAATGCATATGGATATACTTCGTAAGTATCTCCGGCCGAAGGCGTATTAATAAATGCCGAATCAAGAATAAATTTCTTCTGAGCAGCAGTGCCTTCGTAATTGACGATTCTTTTATACTCTCCAACGGCTGTGCCAGAAGTCATTTTCATGACACAACCTTGATAATAGTCATCGATAGACACGGCTGTTGCAGGAGCACCATAAAAAGTTGGAATACCCTGAACAGTAATATCGCTAGTTAAGAGTGTACCTTCGGCAATATAGTTATCGTATCCAGCGCCGACATCTTCTACTTTAATTACTTCAATTGTTCCGCGAGTCGCGCCTGTGATTACTGCAGTGTTGGCGATAATAGGAATATACTGCGATGTAGCAAACTTTTCATATTGTGTCTTTGTGATGGTATACATATATTTCCATACATACCCATCGCCTGTTTCAACAGGATTGAGATCTGCGGCGCTGCCTACGCGAGAAGGAGCAACAGTCGAGTTTACATTGACAGCATCAGTACTTTTGTTAAATAAGCATTTCCAAACATTGTATTCGGTATCATCATCGACCGTAATAAAGAAATTCTTAGTTTCAAGATCTCCGTCGAGATGATCATACATTGAATAGTGTGTGTTTGATTCCCACAAATTCTTTTTTGCCATGTGCACGACATCTGCAGAAGAAACTTTCTTCGCGAAGATCATATTGTCATAGACATCTGTATCGATTGTGCGTATACTATTATTCGGAGTAGGAATAATTGTATCACTACCAGTATAAGGAATATGACGGGCAGCATACACAAAATAATCATTGTTAGCAAAGCTATTAATGAAACTTGCAGCCGCTGCTACATTGAAACTACTCGTAATGAGTTTTTGTGTTACTGCCATTTATTCCTCTATCGTCTTTGTCAAGAAGTGACCGGCCGTGTTCGATCCACTATCTGTAGTATTCGCTGTTATATTTATAGGACTTCCATTCGCAGTTAATGATAGTTTCACTGTATTTGGAGTAGTATTTACAACATAATATGATTGTGCATTCGTTAACTTATTCTGTGAAAGATTCAATGTAAGCCCTGTATTCGAGCTCTTAAAGTTTATGATATTAGTCCTCGCTCCAGTTGTTGAAAGCTTGAAGCCAGTTGTATTTGCATCCATGACATAATAAGATGTTGCATTCGTAATACCATTAAATCCTCTCATAATATTATGACCAGATTCACTGATAGAAGATGCTATGATATTCGCAATCGATTGTGTATTTCCTGATTGCGTAGCAAGCTTCAGAGTATTCGTCGTTGTTCCTATTACGTAGTAAATCTGATTGTTAGTGAGACCACTAATCGTTGTGTTTCCAGCATCTGTATAATATAACACAGATTGGTCGTTAGCGAATGGATGAGAAGTAATAGTAATAAAGACATTCGCAGTATTTGCAGTATCAGCATCGACGGCAGTATTTGCATTGAAGCTTTGCGTATTACATGTTGCTGAGTCAAACGTCACGTTGACATAGTCGCTGTTTCTAAACTTATTGTTTGCAACCCGAATAAAAGAATCTACTACTGCGCCAGTATTTGTAGTAAACGTTCCCGTAATGTTTGCCTGCACTGCAACATTCGAAGTAGTATAAAGCACCAAGTCTCCGTTTGCAAAAGGATTAATCACTTTTGTCAGTGTATGCAGTGCGAGAGTATTACTCAGTGACACAGTATTCAGATTGAGAGCATCTCCGCCTTGTGTTTCAGAGATCTTGATACCTGTCGTATTCGCAAGCACTACGTAATAGTATGAGTTATTCGATAGACTTGAAGAACTTCCTACTCCGATTGGATTTGCTTCTAATGTAGTATACTGTAAATAATCATTTACATTTAATGGGAATGTGGTATAATAAGGATTAGTTCCTAATGATATTAGATCAGTATCATTTCCGACATTCGCTACATTAAACTTAAAACTGACATCTTCAATGTCTGTTTCAATCGTATCATTCGCTGTCGAAACATCATCTGTCGAATTAAATTGTACTTCTTGACCCGTAGAAATACTCGTCAAAGCGAGTGCAGCATTTGCTTCTTCTACGATCAATGCAGATCCGAAGAACTTTGTTCCAGCGACGTGCATTACCTTTTTGAACATATCAGAGTATCTGTCTACTGAGATTTTTGAGAGGATCTCATAAGAATACTCTTGGTAATAGTCGTTATCATGAACATAGATATCATCAGACAAGAATCCCTTCGAGCTTCTGTAATATCCGATGCCGATGCCATGACCATCGAGAATCATCTTTGCAGTACCAGCTCTCAAATTATCTTCTGAAACAAAGTCGACAATTTCTGCATTCGAATATGCAAACCCCGAATCGATTACTTGTAGCGCGGTGACTTCACCGCCAGCTGTCACAACGTTTGCTGTGATATCTGCATTTAATCCGATCGGATATAATACTGATAAATCTTCAGTCACTCCTATTACATTTGCTTCGGTGCCTGAAACTTCTCCAATGATTGTATCGCTTGGCAACCAGGTGTTTTCAAACGTAATTCTCTTTGCAAGCATATGACTACCATTACTTGATTTTACGATAGCTTTGGCAGTCGATACAATTTCAAAGAGACTGACGCTTGAAACAAGGCCATTCGCAGTAGGTACAGTGTATGAAAAGACAATTTGATTATTTACAATCGGAGCAGTATTCCCGGTCACTCTGATAAAATCACCAGTGCTATTTGAAAAAACCGAAGAGACGAAAACATTAACTATATTTGCAGTAATGAAGTGCCCGGTTTCTGATACACTCGTGGCTGTAATATCAATATTAGCGCCAGAAGACGTGGCTGAAAGAGCAAATCCAGTACTATTTGCATATCTTATAAAATATAAAGAATTATTTGCAAGTCCAGTGACAGCAGTATTTCCGGTTGCAGTCGAATATGTAATCTGTTGTCCATTGGCAAATTTACTATTTGCAGAAGCAATGTTAATGAAATCACTGCTATTTTGAACTTGCGTATTTGCGTTAAAAGTTGAAACTACGTTTTGAAACAATTTATCTTTCGGCAGATAACCTGGAAGAGTTGCAATCGTATGTGACTCTCCACCGGTCGAGTTGGCAGTGATATTGATCGCAGATCCACTGAGGGTAGAAGACAACTTAAATCCTACGTTATTCGCAGAAACAATATAATAAACGTCATTTGCTGTCAATCCACTGATCGCAGTATTACCATTCGGAATTCTGTACTGAACAATTTGTCCATTACCGAACTCATTTGTAAAGTTGCGAAGGTTATGACCTCCCATGTCGGCATTATAATATCTGAGAAAGTGTCCGTTACTTCCAGGATTTGCTGCGGTCAAATCTACGTTGGCTCCACCGGCTGTAATCGAAAGCGCCAATCCAGTACTATTTGCATAGCGAACATAATAGAGCGCTTCGGCTTCTAAACCAGAAACCGCAACAGTGTTAGATGAGATTACGTATCTGACTTGACCACCATTTGCAAATAAGCTATTTGCAGAAGCAATGTTAATGAAATCACTACTATTTTGAACTTGTGTATTTGAGTTAAATTCTGCTACATTCGAGCTTTGAGTAATATTTACCTTGGATGCAGCAACTCCAGCGTCAGTGGTAAGAATAACGCCTGTCGTATTCGCAGATAAAACGTAATAGAAATTATTATTACTCAGACCTGTGAGCGCAGTATTGCCTGGTTCAGTAAAATAACGAACTAAATCGTTTGCCTCATATACGTTTCCATCGATCTCAATAAAGTCTGTATTTGAGTTGACTTCATCTGTGGCATTAAAAGTAGTCGAGATATCTCGATAGAAGATAAAATCTGCTGAGCTATTGGCTTCGAACTGAGACTGTACAGTAAATGTCTTGGCATCATACGTATTGCTATATGCACCAGAAGAAACTTTGAGATCAAAAAACTTGAGATTTGCTTGAGATTGATTAACTATTTCTCCAACAAGAAAATTTCTGGTTGCATTTTCAAAAGTAATCACAAAGTCTTTACGATCGAATCCTGCAATATATGGTTGGTGTGCGAGCACAAAAGGATCGACATCATAATCTTCGCCTGGATTGATCTGATTGAGTGATCCAATGATACCAATCTCGAATCTGCCGAAAGTCAAACACGAATATAGTATATCGAGGAAGTTTCCTTGTGGATTTTTAGGAAAGCCAAATGCATCTGCAGAGATAAACTGTGAAGCGAACACTTGATTCGCCTGCGCAATAGTAGATAATTCTGTCACTGCTGTAATTGCAGTATTCACAAGATTGTTGCCATAGACAATAATATTACTATTTGATGGTGTAGAAGTAGTATTTGTCAAACCAAAGTCACGAATAGGATCTTTAATGAGAAGATTTGTTCCTGTCACATCATATAATGTTGCATGCGCAGTCTTATATAAGAAGTGACCAGACTCGTTGGCTCTAGTAGCAGCAAATGCCGGAATATTAAATGATGTATTCGCAAAGCTTTCGCCAGGGAAACTCGTGCTATTAATATGAATGTACTTGTTCGCAGGACTCGAAAGAATGAGTCCAGTGGTATTTGAGAATGCAACGTAATAAGGTTTACCGCTTTCGAGTCCACTGATTACTGTATTTCCTGCAGCAACTTCATATGTAACACTCTCGCCTGCAATATAGTAAGTATTAGCATCTGTAATAGTGATAAAGCCTGTCGTCGCGTTTGCTGCAGTCGAAGGATTAAATGAAACTTTGCGGATCTGTTGATATACTCTTTGACCTTCATCGAACCCAGTATTCGCAGTCACAGAGAGTTGAAGACGACTATAGTCGAGTGTATCTTGGCTGTTGGCAGCAATGAGATCCGTACCGATGAAGATGACTTCGGTTTCACCGATCGTACCTACACCAAATCCAGCACCTGTACCAAAACTAATCGATGAGATATCGGCTGTGGTATTTGAAAGCGGAGCAATGATCTTTGAAGGAAACGAACGAACGTAGTCACCGCCAGTGATGTCGAGCGAATAAGATGTGATTTTAAAGTTGTCTGCATTCGCAGAAGTGTATACTGTATCAGTTTCGTTCCAATATCCCTTGCGCGAGATAAACGTCAAAGTTCCGGTATTTGATCCTGTGTCATAGTTAGCAGTGATCACACTACCTTCGGCAACAATCGCATTCGCGCTGTTGTAGATATAGATATTATTCGCAAAGGTAACGTTATTTGAAGAACATTCATCGAACTCGATAACATGAACTTGCTTCTTGATGTCATACAAGCCAGCATTCAGATTTACGTAACTTACGTTCGCATATGTTCCGCTATCATTTTGCTTGATAAGCTTATATGTTAAACCGTAATTATGAACATTTCCGACTACGGTAGCTGCTGCGTTTGTAGAAAGTATAAGAGAAGTTGAATTGGTTATGCTTACTACATTACCAATCGCCACGTTACCTGTGACATAAAGCGTAGAGTTGATATAGTTGTTATTAAAGGCAGTAGATGTTCCAGTGACTACATTACTAGTAGTAGCTGCAGTGATTGTGCCTGTTCCAGCTTTGTAATCCCAGTCCGCCATGCGCTTACTGTTCTTGAAAGCGCCGCGAGCATTGGTGAGAGTAAGCTGCACCGAACTTTCAATTGTAATGACATTTGCCACTGTACCAGAAGCAGTGATATATCCTGCATTTTGTTGCAGTACTACGTCGCCTACATTGAATGTGGCAGAAGGTGCAGTAATAATGACAGCATAGTCTGTCGGTATGTTCATGAACTTACCAGACATTGACTTGTCTGTCAGTGTATTTGCTGTAAAGGTGACTCCGTTAATGCTATTACTTCCTGTGCTATAATTAGCAGATGGAACAAAGACTCCTGAGGTGTGAGATACCGAGATGAAGCCTGTAGTATTCGAAGTAGTCGCGACTTCGAGAATTTGACCCTGAGCAGCAAGCATGCCATTTGCGGCATAGCGAAATATGGTGTTTCCAACGGCGACGTTTGAAGATGCCGAACTATATCCGATATTGACTACTGGTTGAACTCCGCGCTCGAAGAGACGATAGTAACTTTCTGAAGTAAAATCTACGATCACTTCATTCAAGTTTAATACTTTTTCAGAGACGATCGATTCGGCGTCGAGCGTGTATCCATATCCTCCGTCTTCAAAGATAAAATCTACCAGCCCGGTTTGCGAGCTAATTGATTCCACTCTTGCCAAACCACCAAGACCGCGATCGCTGTTCGTAAATCTGACAATGTCTCCAATCGCAAAATCTCTGCCCCGAGTTTGAATTGTTACTCTTTTGACAGAACCGATTAGTTTTGATCTTTTACTAACATCGAATATAGGTTGATTGTTGATATTCAGACCGATGACTTCACCGTTACGAAAATTGCCTTGTCTTCCAGAAACATAAAGTAGGTTAACGAAGCCTTTGCCAGCGCGACGACGAATGTACTTCTCGACGAAAGCTTTCGCGCCTGAAAGTTGACCAACGACTTGCTTACCAACATAATCGATATTATAGATCGAATATCCAATCTCGAGATATTCTGGCATTTCGTATACGCCATCTGATAGGCGAAAGATCTTCTCTGCAGGATATCGAACTTCTGCTGCGGTACCGTATACGAGTTTAAAGAAAAGGTCGACGGCGCGCTCTGTACCTTTCGCGCGATATAAATCAAGTGAGTTCTTGACGAGTAGCTTTTTATTCGTGGCAGTATCGAACTGAATGTTCTTCAGATACTTCTCTTTGAAGTGAACGATAAAGTCATCTGTCGTACTATCAATATCTCGATAATCTGGCAATCTTCGCGAGTGATACAGCGGATTTGCATTAATTGGTTGATATTGAGTGATACTCGACATATATGTTGAGTTAGCAAGTTGATCCGCAGTGACTTCTATAATATCGTTGTTCGAAGCGATATACTGAGTAACAGTATTTCCAGAATAGTTGATATATGTTCCAGAATTTTCAAGCCACTCATAGTAGGCTTTCACAAACGCAATGAAGTTCTCTCCCTCTTCTTGGTAAAAAGAAGGAAATTGGCTCTGAATTAGTGGAGATATTCTTTTTTCGATATTCTTCATTATTCTCTAATCTGTTCAATTGAGACGTCGACGTCATTTTCAAGAATATTGAGTATCACGTTCTGAGTTGAAGTGATATCAAGCGTACGTGGTTTGGCATAGATTTTAAGAGAAGTACCAGTGTAATTCGTGATATTAAAGTTATTGATTCGAATAATACCAGTATCATAGTCGACAGTTCCAATGGCGAGAATGGTTCTATGTTGTATTCCAGAAGTGTTGACGATACGCATGATGCCATCACCATCATCTTCGAGACGACAGTTTGGCAAACCATTATAGGTGAATGTCGAAGAACTTACGACATGAATATCTCCGATTAAGTGCTCTGCACCTTTGCCTGGAACATCGTTTCTTAAAGGATTTTTAAAGTCAATCGTTACATTCTGACCAGATGATACTACGCCTGAAGTTGCCAACGATACAAGAGAACCTGAAGTCAACCTCGACAACAAACCGCCAGCGTCTCTTCTAAACCCTGGAATGGAAGTCGTCGTCAAACTTGAATTTTGACTTGAAGCAGCGGAAGTAGTGCTCGGAACAAGCGAACCAGAAGTTGACGTAGGAGTAGAAGTGACTGTCGTACTCAGTACTGGAGTCAGATACTTGACGAGTTCAACTTGAGTTTCGTTACTAATAATACTTGCTTCTGCGGCGTCGATATCTCGAATGAATCTCGAGTAGCGAAGAGTGCGACCAAAGTTATTGAGATTGACAGAAGCGTGTGTCAGAATAGAATCGATAACGTTCGTGCGAATGTCTTCTGGATTTAAACCTGTTAAGTTGATATTATATTTGATATTTGTGTTCACATACAGATATGTGTAATCAGGAGAAACAAAGAGCGGCTCAATTGCCACAGAAGATCTTGTTCTTAAAAACTTCTTATATTCCGCTTCTTTAATCTTTGGAAGACCGTCGACTTCATCAAGATCGATTGATAAGAAGATTCTGCCGTATTGCGGAGGAGTTGCATCTTCTCCGCCATATGCAACCACCGCATTGATTTCAGGAAAGTTTGCTTTCAGCAAGTTCTCGTAATCTTCAGAAGTCACGGCACGTTCTTGCGTAGTGAATGCACGAGGAGCGTTATACTTAATCGAGTTGAGATCTTCTGCAACTGCGCCATCTGCGGCAGCAGTAATAGTTTCAATGATAACATTTGGTTCATTGTCAATACGAGCAGTATTAATGAACTTAAATGCACCATTCGGCAGTTCTCCATTACATGTTCGATATTCAATAATGCATGCCGAGTTATTCTTTGGTTTTCTTCCAACAACTCCATCACCAAAGACGACTTCGTATGTGTCACCGATTCCTGGTTGTAAGAAGAAAACTTTTGAGTTTCCGTCATGACCGAAGAGTGATGTCGCTCTCTTATAAGTTTGAACAGTCGTGCCGTTATCTTCAAAGACTGTAACCAGCAAGCTTTCAAGATCCACTCTCTTATTACTAATCTTATAGATAAGAGGTCTATCATAGTTTACGGTATAGGTATCACTCAGATAGCTGCCTTCGAATACTCGAATCGGTTCGCTCTCATATACAAGACTTGATCCTGACGGAGTTCTGTTCGTAATGACATAGTTTTCAGTAGTGCTAAAATTGTAAGTGAAATCATCGACACGTGAAGTAAATGATGTGCCCTTTGGAACGACGATCGATCTTTTTGCCGTATCTGTCGAAGTAATGACGAGTTGAATTACGGCTGATGAAGATCGAAAAGACCTCGGAAGATAGTTTAATTCTTTGGCATGCGAGATTACACTGTCGCGTAACTTAGCAGAATCGAGGAACATTTCATTGCTGATCATGTTCAGATAAAACGCGTTCTGATATGTGTTATATGAAAGCACATCAAGAAGAACGGAAAGATTACTTCCGTCGAAGTCGTAATCTTTAAATCTATCTTGAGATCTCAGAAATGTCTTTAGCGAATCCTTATAGGAATCGAAGTCTAATTGTGTAAGGACGATACTCGAATTTGCCATTATCTTACTCTATAAAGGGTTAGCTGGAGTGTCTGAGGATTAGCATTATTTATTATCTCATAATAGACTGATACTTCATAAGAATGTGCAAACTCGTTTGATATCACTAAGACGTCGATTATTCGTGCACGCGGTTCATATTTGGCGATAGAATCCATTACGGCATCCTTGATCAAATCCGATGTCATCACAGAGATATCTTCGAATAAGAATTTTCTTAATCCTCCACCAAATTCTGGATTAAACAAACGCTCTTTGGTATTGGTCGACAAGATATTACGCATCGATCTTCTGACAGCCTGTTCGTCAGTATGAAGGGCGAGTCTCTTATTCTGAGGATGAATATTGAAATTGTTATAGAAGTCAGTAAACACAGGATCACGCTGTGTTGTTTTCCTTGTCGTGAGTGCGTCTATTCTGTCTACCATACTACCCTACTTTATCTTATTTATAATGATTATATGATTGTTTGTACTACTTGATAGTTTTCAATGGAAGAATTCGGAACATCGTCAGCGAGAAGCTCAACTTGTCCTGTAAAGGCAAAGGTTTGATAATCTTCGTTACTACCGACGGCATCGAGAGCAGGACCAGCCGATCGAGTAAACGTATATTGTGTGATAATGCCGCTGACTTTGTTTGTTTCACGATACGATACTAGTTTATTATTTCCGTCATATACAAAATTATTCATTAGCATCTCGTCATCTTCATACTGAACAACGTTTCCAGCGCTAAGAGTAGTAACGCCTGGTTCTGGAACAATAAACGGCGGAGGAGTTGGAGGATTTAAATCTCCATAAGAAGTCACTTCAGGTGTCGGAGCACTGATATCCGTAAAAAAATATCCATTCTCAGAAATCATATATTCGTTTGTCATGCTGGTTTTGCCCATTGCGGAGACACTTCAGGATTCGGTTCTAAGCCGTACTTCGTTCGACGCACTTCAATACAATTCGGAATTAACTTGAGGATTGCATCTGGAATACCAAATATCGGTTTTAAAATGATATTTAATACTACACAAATCGACACCTTTCCGCGACAAATATCAATGATCAACTTGATAGTCGTTATAATTTTCTTGACGATTGGAAACTGATTCAAAATCCAGCCCGGTGCTTTGAGTATGATATCGTGTATCTTAGCAATTAGATCTGTTTGAAAGAATCTTTTAATCTTTTCCATGGCATCATCAAACGCATCTTCAATTCGATGCCATAGTTCTTCTTTTGAATGAATCGTTTCTTTCTTCTTACGCAACTCTACGTTAAACCCAATTAGATTGCCGAGTGTACCAAAGAGTGGGATCGGTAGATTCAAGACAAAATCTATCAGTTCGCCTAATATCTTTTCACCAAGATCTTCGAATGCCTTTCCAGATAATACGTCTTCTTTGGCTTTCTTAATTTTCTGCTTAAACTCTTCATATTTCAGTTTTAACTGTTCTTTAATCGACTTCGTAGGATCAATAAATGTACCAAGTTTTTTAATGATAGGACCGATAATAGGAATTTTAGTCAGTAAGCTGATCAATGCATTGATGCATGCACCAATAAAATCACTCAAGAGTTCTTTCATCCAACGCAAAGCTTTTTGCCAGAATTCTTCTGCCTCATGTTCAGGGCTTTTGATGCCGAGAGTTCCGTCATATTTACCGTCTTCACCGAAAAACTTCTTGATTGACTCGATGTCTTCTGCAATCGCAGCTTTAATCTTGACTTTGCCTTCCTTGGTAAACAAGTCTTTGACTACTGGCTGATAACGAACTGGATTTCCAGCCGCATCTATTAAAGTCACGGCAGTAATGAATGGAATCGGAATAGTAAGTGGGTTCGGAATGCCAAGAATGCTAATAATCTTCAATAGAGCTTCGACGATCTTCTTTTGAAAGAATACATCAATCTCTTTCATAAACTCACGAACTTTGTATTTCATCTCTTGTTCTTTTGACTTAATCTTCTTAAAGACATCCGTCATTAAAATGCCAGTAATATCATCGACTAGCTTTTCGATATCGCGAATAGCCTGAATCAGTTCCTTGCCGCACTCGTCTTGAATAAACTTTGCTTGCAGTTTAAGCTGACTAATGATCTTTGAAATGCCTACGAAGTAATCTTCCATTTGACGGAAAGATATTTGCCCGTTCGGACCGCATTCTAAATTCGGAACTTCCGGAACATAAACTATCGCTCTCATGCATTGAGACCAATCAATGGAGACATCATATCAATCACACCTGATTTTGATATGACTTGTACGCTGCCGTTATTTGCAAAAATTCCTACATTACCTTGATTGGCATAGATGTCGACATCCGACTGTGCAGAGATCGTAATTTTACCCAGATTAGATGTGATCTCAATTCCTTGGCTACCGTCCTCTTTGCCTTGATTAAAGATAGAAATGTTTCCAAATGCCAGTTGAATATGATCTTTTACGGACTTCGTCACGATCGTACCATCTGGCAAAATCTCAATATAAGATCCAGACTTATGAAAGATCTGTACACGTTCAGATCCTGGAGTATCATCAAATTCTAAGATATGACCGCTACGAGTAGTCATCGTATTATTGAAAGGATATCTTGCTTTGTACTTCGAAGCGGGTTCAATGATTGATCCGCCTTCTCCATTAATGCGATTTTGTGTCTTTAATTCTGGTTCGCCCTGTCCTCGAGCATATGAAGATACGCTATGATTATTTTCAGGAGCATAGTTTAATACTCCGAGAATATATGCTGACGATTGTTCAGGAAGTTTCATGCACATCACTCGAGATCCCTTTAAAAGACCTGTCGGGCTGAGTCCAATACCCGAAACTCCAGCACTTGTAGTAGGCATCATCACATAAGCTGGTAAAAGATCTTCAGAGTTCACTCTATCAGAATGTCCTAAGATTTCTCTCACCAATACTCTGCCGGTTTGCGGCTCATCCGCCTCTAAACCAAGGGCTGAACCTGGATCTTCTGCTACGATACCTTCAAAGAATCTTGGAACGGCCATCTATCATCCTCTAATTTGCGTGTGTTTGTGGTAATCCACCGATGCCATCTTTCACAAGCTCGAAAGCTTGCATATACTCTGCTTTTTCGTTGAAAGTCAGAATATGACGACACTTTGTGACGATATAATTACCAGTCGTCATCGTGCTGTCTTCATTTACCGGAGATGTTTCTCCTCTTGTAATACCGCTCGGTTCAGGAAATTGACACTTAATGACATCACCGGTAGAAATAGCACTATCGCCGTAAATCGTCATGTGAATAATTGTAGTTAAGAAGTGAGCCATATAATATGGTAGTTGGTTTTTCTTTTCGGCTCGTTCTGCGTTTTCAATTCTTGGATCAAAGGGAACAATTTGAATATTTCCTTCGTCTTTACTTATTTCATCTTGAGTTCTTAAGCTTGAAGAAACAGATTTTTCATTTAGAGTTTGAAATTCTAAGTTTTTTGAATTAATTTGAAAGTTGGTAATTTCACCAGTAACAGTATTCTTGAGTTTAACTAAATTGCTTCCTGCGCCAATTCTTCTGGCAATGCCTTGATTACCATTTTGAATAAGCTTCGTAGCTAGAATGTTTCTCCACTTTGCGCCAGATACATTTAAATTTGTTAATCCGGATTGCATGAAACACTTATCGCCAATATTCTCTTTGCCTTCTTTGATTAGCATTTCCATGCTCTTAAAAACGAATCCGTACTTGTTTTCAAAGAAGTAAAATGCGTGCCCTTTAAATTCTTGAGACATCGCATATTCCAATCGAATCTGATCGATACACTCGATCGGTGTTTTTTCGGTAAAGTTAAAAGCATGTAGTCCGCGGGTTTTTTCTGCGAACAAAGGTTTCTGAGAATCGATTGCTTCAAGATAAGCTTTTACCATCTTTTCACATTCTATCTTTTTTCTGACGAGTGGTAAGTTACGAACAGTAGCCGACTTCCATACTTCGTATGTCACACATGAAAGTTTATAGACAATAGCTTTGTCGTCGTTAGTAGGAATAACAGGGTCAACTGATACGATATAAAATTCATATCGAATAGAAGATTTTTGATTCTCTTCGTCTGTCGTAAAATCAATTATAATTCTTTTGTCTGTGAAAACAAAATGATTAAACATTCCCTTTGCATCATAGAATTCAAACTCTGCGAGCACAGTTGGATTGAGTACAGATTCATAAATGTTTGCTTGTACACAGACAGGAGTCAAATCGAGTGCTTTACCACATTCAACAGTTTTGGCTGTGGCATCAATCAATAAGAATTCATTAAGTTTAAACTGTCCGTCTCTAATCGAAGTCATATTATGTGCTTATTTGTTGTATGAATTGTTTTTCTACTTCTGCCAAGTAAGAAGACTTGAGAACAACTACGTTTCTCTTGAGTTCGTTTACTTCTTTTTCATCGTCATATGCATTCACTGCATACCAATATTCACTTTCAGCCTCAGGTATATTTTGGCTTAATACCTTTATTTCACTTATTCCTTCTGCTTCATTCACTGCAAACGTTCCGCTTACATGTTTTACAGTCAAGCGATTGTTTTCAAGATCAATATAGTCGATGGTAGCATATGCACTGGTACTCGTCTGAGATACTAGATCTCCAACTTCGAATTCTGATGGCGCAACAGTCAGAGACAATGATAATACTTCATTCGTGGATACTATCCACTCTTCTTTGAGTCTTTCGTAACCGATTACTGTCCCAGTATTTGTAAGTTTTGGTTTCCAATACTTTTGCGTGTTCGATGTTTCATTTGCAACGAGAGAATCATACTGTTGAGTCGTAATAGTTCTTTCGTCTTCGTGCCAATTTAATCGATAGAAAAGAGTAATCGATCGAGCATTTGAATTCGATCCGTATTTTGTTGCAATGTAACTGTTAAAATCTTCTGAAGATTTATAGTAGTCGTAATAAGGATCGACGATGTTATTCGTAAGATAGATCATCCAATCAAACTTCGAAGATCCATAATAGTTATAAGACAAGAGATCCGGCCGCTCGAACCCTTCTTCAAGAGTAAACTGAAAGGTAGAATAGATGTCTCTCTTCGTTTTGTCAGTAAAATCGACACGCGCCAAGATATTCTTGGCAATGTTTCCATCATAGTCTACGATTGGAAATCTATCAAAATATCTTGCCATCTTTAACTTCCTGCTTGTTGTTTAGGCGAAGCTGTAGTCGGCGCTGTCGGTGATATAAATTTATTGATGTTTTTTCCGGTGTCATTTAAAAGAGTTCGCACTTCATTGCCTTGTTTGCCGGTGATATTATCAATACCTTTTTGTAATCCATCTAATACAGTTTCACGTGTCTCAGCTAAGCGATCTCCACCTTCTCTACCATAGTCGCGAGATGTTTGAATTTGTGTTTCAAGCATTGTCATCGAGCATTCGATAAACGCAGGATGACTTGTACCTTCGAAGAATGCAGGAATTCCTTGCGGGGAGTAGTTCAGTTCGATTGATTGAATTAAACATGGCTGAAATTTAATTAGCTGTGCAGTACCAGCAATCTTGAGTTCAGGTTGACATAAGAACGGATAAGCGAGTGCAGCAGTACCTAGACTGCTGTATGATGGTAAAGAATAAGCTTTCATTGCTTTCAACAAATTCATCAACTGTTGGCTTTCATTCGGATTTCGAGGCGCAAAAGTCCATTCAAATCGGTGCGTACGAAGAGGAACTCCGCTAAACAATGCTTGAATATGAGGATTTGGAACAGCTCCAATTCCTTGTGATATAGCACTACCGATATCTCCTGCTGCCTGAACCATCGCGCCATAAGCAAGTGCCATTGCAGCGTCGGTTGCTCCTTGAGCGGTCAGTCCTCCGGAGAGTCCTAATTGCGCGACATCTGCGACTCCACCTGCCATTCCCTGTGATCCTTCGCCAACACTAATATCAAAAGTTTCTCTTATGCCTTTTGGGAGAGGAAGAGCAAATGCTTGTACAAAATCAAGCTTTGCTACAGTTTGAGGAGAAGGTCGTGAATAGCGCTTAAATTTAAACGCCATATAATATTTTTCACTGATATGATCAGGAAACTGCATTGAAGGCAAATCGCCAAAACCGATCTTATTCGAAGCGCGTTGAATAGCATCAACATATGTTTCGGCGTTAGGAGAAGCGCCGGTGATATCACCGCCTTGAGGATTAAAGTTGTTACGAATGTCGGCGCAAGAAGCGCGTTTCATTTCACTTGTAAATGTTTGAAAATACTTATCTTCGAGACCAGCAGTTAGAGAATCTCCGAATCTCGCGGAAAGCTCAGCAGCAATTCTATCAGAAAATCCTATCTTCTTTAACGCTTTGGAAAAAAGATCTTCAACAGCATTTTCAAGTTTATCTTCGAGCTTATTAGTAATATTTCGAAGCGTTCTATTTACAAGCCCGCCAGCATCTCTTTTGAAACTGTCGATATTTACTCTAATAAGTGCCATGTTATCTCTCAAATTAAAAGACTATGATCTTATTTATAAATAGATTTATGGCTTATCAGGGAAAGTTTCGACCAAAGAATACTAAAAAGTATATCGGAGACTCGAACAATATCGTATATCGTAGTCGATGGGAATTAAAGTTCATGATGTACTTAGATTCGCATCCGAATGTCGTGCAGTGGGGGAGTGAAGAGTTAGTCATTCCTTATCGCTCGCCGATTGATAATCGAGTACATCGATATTTTCCAGACTTCATTGTCAAGAAGAAAACACCAGAAGGCAAAATCGATACTGTGGTGGTTGAAATAAAACCTCATGCTCAAACGCGGCCGCCAGTGGTGATAAATAAGCCTAATAAGCGTTATATTAATGAAGTCATGACATGGGGTGTCAATGAAGCCAAGTGGAGAGCTGCAGCGGTATACTGCAACGATCGTGGTTGGAAGTTCGACATACTCACCGAAAAAGAACTAGGAATTAAGTTTTAATGGCAACTGTATTTGACACCATCATCACACAAGGTGTTCGTTCAGGACAGATTCCTGCACGGACGAACTCTGCGCGCGAGTGGTTCAGAGACACTGCCGGTAAAATAAATCGTATCAATGAGCGTGAGATGATGAAAGGTGACGTCAGTCGTATGACTACTCAACCTCTGCTCGGATCAATGTACATGTTCTATTATGATCCAAAGTATAAAGAAGAGCTTCCATATTATGATAGATTTCCTTTGATCTTTCCATATAAGAAAGTCAAAGGTGGATTTATGGGACTCAACCTACACTATCTGCCGTTGCAGCTCAGAGCGAAGTTGATGGACGGTTTATATGACTTTGCAAATAACACTCGTTATGACGAGTCGACTCGCCTGAAACTCAGCTATCAACTCATGACTCAGGCAGCAAAGCTAAGATGGTATGCTCCGTGCATTAAGCATTATTTGACTTCTCATGTGCAATCAAAGTTTATGTACGTCTATCCATCGGAATGGGATATCGCGCTCTTCTTACCAACAGAACGCTTCGTCAAAGCAAGAAAGAATCAAGTTTGGATGGACACGAAAAGAATGTTAGGAGTTACTAAGTAATGGCATCTCCAATAGTAACAGACACACGCTATAATCAAGAAATTCAAAGATCTGATCGAAGCGTAACGCAAGATGCAAGGTCAATAACTGAAACAACATCAGATAGCACAACAGTCCGCAGCGGCGGATCGAGAACTATTATTGTCCCACCTAGCAGCACAACTAATGCAATATCTCCTAGTCAAGAAGTCAGTGCAGTTGTGCCTTCTTTGTCAACTTCAGCAGCATCAACTCCTGGTGCTCCAACTAGACAACAAAGGGTAGCGTCACCAGCCGCAAAACCTGTTGCACCAAAATCTGCTCCTCCAACTAGACAACAACAAGCCGCCCCTTCTAAGCAAGAAACATCACCACGTGGCGCTAAATTAAATGAGGCCGAGCGCGTTAAAGAAGCAGCAATTACCGCAAAACGTCAAGCAGCTCTCAAGACAGAGATCAGTCAGATCAGGGCCGGCAGCGGTACAGCACTAGAAAAACAAAAGAAAATAAACGAAGCTCAGAAGAAAAGTTTCGCGGTGGCCCAGAACCGGGTTAATGATACACTGGATGTTCAAAGATATAATCGTGTTACACCACACACTCAAGAAACTATACTTAATCGCAGTGAAAGATTACAACGACTTGAAGCACAAGGTAGAATTGAAAGTCCTGGTAAAAAGGGTAAAACGAATAAAAATACAAATACTACCAAAACAAAAAGCGCGAAGACTGAAATTGACAAGAGTATTAATACTAATATAAAACAAGAAGTTGTGACTTCTGATTCTGCTTTCAGTACAGGTGAACGTACTAAAGGCACATTTAATATTGGTCGATTCAGAGCCGAAGTTTCAGGCGCCGACAGCGTACTTCCTACTCACAGCTTCTTAGTAGTCTTTGCTCCGATGTTATGGACAAGATCAAAATTTAGTGCACAGAATCTTGACTCTCTTCTTACGATGAGATGCGATAACGTGGTTCTTCCTTCTGTAAATCTTTTGCAAGAGCAAAACATTCGAAGATATGGATTTGGTCCAGTCGAGAATGTTGCATACGGTGTAAATGTCGGAGATTTTACTCTGCAATTCATCGTCGATAAAGAGGCTTTAGTTGTAGAATACTTTGAAGAGTGGTTAAATCGAATCGTCAATCGCGACTCTTTTGGTGGCGCGAATATGAATAATGATATCGACGGAAGAAAACCATATGAGATCGCATATAAAGATACGTACTCATGCCCGAATGTAAACGTATTCGTATATGACAGATCTCAGAATCAAGTCATGACATACAATATATATGACGTGTTTCCCACTGGAATCCAAAGCATGAATATGTCATGGAGCGAAGAAAACACTCTCATGAAGCTGAACATCACGTTCTCTTTTACCGATCTTCGAATCAATAGAATTCCGCCAAAAAACAATAAAGATGATAAGTCGTTTAAAGATCAAATTATTGTAACAGATACCGGAAGAAATTCAGACGGAATTTTTGCCGCCGGCGGTTCTGGAAGTGCACTGACTACTTTAAATTCAGGATTAGAACTGACAGATCTAACAAATGAAACTACGATTATAGGAGATTTCCCCGGTCGAATTCGCGGCTCTGTTCCTCCTCTTCCACCAGCCACATTTCAACAGGCCATCGTAACAGATGTTCCTATTCCTAAATTGCGTACGCTCACAATTGCATAATTTTAAATCTAGGAGAATATATAATGCCTTTACCAAAAATTGATCAACCACTCTTTGACGTGACGATTCCTTCTTCAAGGAAAAAAATTCTCTTTCGACCTTTCTTGGTGAAAGAAGAAAAGATCTTGCTGATCTCTCAGCAAGGTGGAGAAGATACTGATGTGATCAGAGCCATCAAGCAGATCTTAAGACTATGTGTACAAGACGATGACTTTAATGTTGATAAGCTCACAACTTTCGATCTTGAATATTTGTTCTTAAAGCTTCGTGCAAAATCAGTCAACAACATTGTTAAGTTATCTTATCGTGATAACGAAGACGATAATGTTTATAACTTTGAACTGAATCTCGATTCGATCGAAGTCGAAATGCCAGAAGGTGTCGATTCGACGATTAAATTGTCTGATAGTATTTCAATGATCATGAAGTATCCGAGTGCGAGCATCACTGATAAAATTACGCAGTTTGACAACGAAGTCGACCTGATGACATTCTTCATTATTAACTGTATCGATACGATCGTGACAGAAGAAGAAATTTATCCGGCTTCTGAATATACAGACAAAGAACTCGAAGAGTTTCTCGATCAACTGCCAGTCAATTCTTTCGAAAAGATTCGTGAATTCTTTGAGAAGATGCCGAAACTGTATCATAAGATCGAATACAAAAATGAACTTGGTAATGACAGGAGTATCGAGTTAACGAATCTCAAAGATTTTTTTATGTGGCGTTGAGTCACAACTCGCTTCAAAACTATTATAGTATGATCTTTGCTTTGGCTCAGCATCACAAATATTCGATCACTGAGATTGAAAACTTGATACCATATGAAAGAGATCTTTACGTTGATTTGTTAATGGCTCACCTTGAAGAGCAGAAACAAGAAATAGAGAGTAGAAGAAAGTAATGGTAGCAGCTTTGGGCAGAGCGCTTTTTCTAGGCGGCGGCATGATAGGAAACGTGCTAGGCGGAGCTCTTTCTGGTGCAGGTGCTGCGGTTGGCGGTCTAGCACAAGGTGTGGGTTCTGCTGTCGGTGGTATCGGTCAAGGCATCGGCGCCGCGGTTGGTGGAGCATTAACTCCTGCGCCTAAAACGATAGTAAATAATTTTGGTATCGCTGGATCGGCCGCGAAAGGCAAAGTGACTGGAGGAGGAACACTTCCTGCTCCGAAAAAAACCTCGGCTCCCGCCGTCAACGTGAATATGCCTACTGAAAAGCTTTTAGTGGTTGCAGTCAATTATCTTTCGTCAATTGACAAAACTCTTCAGGCTCAAATTAAGTTTGAAAGAGATGCATTCGTTCAACAAGCCCAAGCTGAACGAGAAAGCTCTATTGAAAGTGGCGGCCAAAAAGAAAGCATCTTTACTAAGTTATCTGACAAATTTAGCGGCAAGTCGGATGATAGCACCGTAAAAAGCAGAGCTAGTACACTCACAAAAACTATCTTAGCCGCGGCAGGAATTGCAGGACTCGGTCTTTTAGCCTTAGGTAATTTAGATACGAAAGAACTCGATCGACTCAAAGATAGTTATAAAGCCTTTAACGAAAAATTTGATTTTCTTGGTCCTCTCGCCGAAGGAGTATCAAGCACAGGTTCAATTGTTGGATACCTATTAAAAGGACTTCGTGGAGGAATTGCAGGGCTAGTAGCAGAATATCTTGTTAAAAGATTTACCGGAAAGAGTATATTTGAAAATATAACTGGAACTGGAGAAGAAGCGAATGGCACTCAGGCGTCAGCGCCTCAAAAACCAGGATCATATGATTATGCCATGGCAGGTGGCTTGGCCGGTTATGGTGCATATCGAGGTGTAAAAACCTTTGGAAAAATTAAAGATGCTCGTGCTAATATTGCAAAAATTCGGGCCGCGCCACAGGTAGCTCCTTCTCTTAAAGGTTCTGGTTTCAGAGATCCTGTCACTGGAAGAGCGGCAAAGCGAGCTGCTGTAACAAGTGGAGGTGGCTGGTTATCAGGACCAAAGGGTCAAAGATGGGTAGCATTTTTGCAAAAGCGCTTTGGTAAAACATTCTTTGCAAAAAAGATTATGCCTTTACTTGCAAGAGCTTTAGTAGGTATTGGGATTGCTGCAACAGGAATTGGCGTCATACCGGGAGCTCTACTTACTCTTATTACTGTCGCCTCGAGCGCATTTTTAATATATGATATTATATCTGCATATTGGGATTGGACAGAAGAAGAAGATGCTCTAAAAGACGCTCAACCTGCTGCTGGTTTAAAACCAAAATCTGACGCGATGGCAACACCGAGTTCTTCAGCATCTGCGGCTTCTCCTCAGTCTGCTACACCGGTAACTTCTACCACAAGTGCAACAGCTGGCAAAAACAAACCTATTACGGGTGTTGTTGAAGGTGGCGCAGGATATACAACTGTTACGTATGCAGATGGCACCACAGAAAGACGCGGTGGAACTCTTCCAGCTCGTACAAATAATCCTGGTAATATTATGGATGGGCCACTTGCAAAATCTTATGGTTCCGTAGGATCATCACCGTCGACAAACGGTCCACCAGTCGCAGTCTTTCCTACTCAAAGAGCAGGCTTCTTTGCAATGGACGCCTTGCTGAAAAGCAAATATTCGAGCGGTCCTATTGGTCAAACATTAGAAGATTGGGCAACTGATCCGGACCACCCATCAAAAGTTATTGGAACTGCAGGTGTCGATCCAAATAAAAAATATACAGATTTTACTCGCGACGAACAAATAAGATTTATGCAAGCTTTAGCAAAAGTCGAAGGCTTTTATGCTGCAGGCTCTGGTCCTAAAATTTCTTCTGCCGATCTTGGAAATAGCGGCGGCCTGCTATCAAGCGCTATTGGCTTAGGGAAAGGTGCAATGAGCGCCATCGGTACAGTACTGCGCGCCGGATTAGGTGAGATGACACCTACATCTGGATCTCAATTGTCCGGATTTAATGATACTATGAAAGGTAATACGAGCTCGGCCGCGCCGGTTCAAGGACAATCTACAGTAACTGCGCAATTAGCCCGTACTTCAGCACAGATACAAAACGCCGTTGATCTCGGAAATGCAGACGCCGCTCGAGCTGCAACTCAACAAGAATCTGCAGGTGCATCTTCTATTCGTCAAGCCAACGCATCGAACGATGGTAAGTTAGAATGTCTTAATCCTAATTTCCCAGGAAGTGGTGCAGTTGAAGCTTATCTCCAATATCATAGATTGGCCGCATAATGGCTGAACCAATTACAATCGGCGGACAAAGGTTCATTAAAACAGCTGACGGTTGGGTAGATCAAAAATCAAAAACAAGAGCTCCTGAAGGATTGCTTAAGCTACTGAATAGTCTTCAGGTTGAAAATTCTTCTGAAGGAAAGAAGAAGCGTGTTCGTATTGACACTTCTCGGCCAGTTGTTAAGTTAGGCAAAACAGAATATGTGTGGGATCTTAACAGCGACGTATGGATCGACAAGAAAACAAAAGATGCAGTCAATCCTGCTTTCAGTAAACTGATTGAAGCTGCCTATCAAGGCATCATACAGGGTGTAACTCCAGAAGAACAATCATATGATAAGAGTAAAGCTGCCAGTTCTGTCGTAAATAATATGGGTTCTACCGGACAAGCAGCAAAGCAAAAAGTAAGAACTTCTACTGGAGGAGGACGACTTCCTGCTCCAAATATAAAAATCAATTCTCCAGGTATAAAAATCAATTCTCCTATCGTTCAAATGATAGAGAAGCTGGCTACTGTTGACGGATATCTTAAGCAACGCTTAGATAATCAAAAGAAAATAGCTAACAGAAATTTAGTCGCGACTAAAGAAACTGCCATCGAGTCGAAATCGGGAGATGCATCTCCTGTCGAACAGGTTTCTGAAAACGACGCAGAAAAATCTGATGCTACTGGAATAGGCGTAGCATTACTTGTGGGCGGATTAATAGCTGCACAGTTTGAACCAGTACAAGAAGCATTTAAGTCACTCGCGAGTGGTATTAAAAGTGTATTTAATTTTGTAAGAGATGTTGCTAGTGTTGTTTCTGACGGATTAGATTTTTTTACTGGAAGTTCTTCTGCTTCAGATTCAAAAGTTGAAACTTCAACCGCAGCACCAAATATTACTCAAGGTAATACTCCATCTTCTCCTAAGACGGCGCCTCAGGCAAAATTAAGTGTTCCGAGCGAAGCAAATGAAGCAGTTCCGAGTGCAATAACTCCTTCTTCGGTTGCTCCAACAACTCCAGCAATTGCGCCTAATTTTAGTTCTACTCAGCCGACGATGGCTCCATCTTCAAGTAATAGTTCTTCGCGTGTTAACGCATCTTCTGCTGCGCCTAATAATTCAGGATCAAGAGCTGCAGCACCAAGTTCAACTCGATCGAATGCTACTCCGGCTCCCATGGTTTCCTCTTCGAATGCTGCTCCATCAAAAGTTTCTACACCGACTCCAACACCAAACGCAACGCCCTCTTCTGCTGCACCTGCAACACCAAACGCAACGCCCTCTTCTGCTGCAACACCAAACGCAACGCCCTCTTCTGCTGCACCTGCAACACCAAATGCTACTCCAGATGGTTCGAATTACGATGGATTGAGACTTAAATCGCAAGAAGCAATCAGCGGCGGACAAGCAGCTTCGAAAACCATTGAATTCGCAAAGATAGTCCAAGCACAAATACCAGAGCTGACAAGATTCACAGCATTTAGCGATAGTTATCACAAAGGTCGCACGTCTAAACACAATGAAGGACTTGCCTTCGACTTTACTATTAAAGATCCATCACAATCAACAGCTGTTGCTGATAGAGTAAAAGCAGCTGCAGATGCTAATGGATATAAAGTGAAGATATTAGACGAATATAAAGATGCATCTGCGGGTGCAACAGGCGGACATATTCACGTAACTGTAGTGGGTCCTGGTACTGGATCAACTATTGAAGGAGGAGGTGGCTCGAGCATACTCGAGCAAGTTACGACAGTTGGAGCAAATATAGGCAAAGGCGCAATCGAAGCCATTGGAAATATTCTACGTGCCGGATTAGGTGAGATGACACCTACAAGTGGATCTCAGCTTTCAACGGTAAATGATACGATGTCAGGAAATATTGCAAGAGCCGCAAAAGAAAGAACAGCTACAGTTGCTGCAACGAAGACTCCTAAACCGGTTGCTGTAACAAAATCAGATCCAGTTAACATGAATGCGCCAAGCGGTTCTTCTACGATTCAAAATATGCCTACAGCTTCTGACAAGGCCGGAGTCGAATTCTACTTGACTCGTATGGGATTTCCAAAGATCACATACGAGCAAACATCTCGCTGAACCAATGCTTAGGTAATAAAAGAAAGGGCGACCGAAGCCGCCCTTTCCCACCTTCTCAATCTTCTTCGGCAAGCCGTTTAAAGAAATCGAGATCGTCGTCGTCATCACTGACTGTGGAGGTAGGAGCAGAAACTGCTGCAGCCTCCTTGAATTTCGGTGCAGGTGCACGATATTCATTTTCATCCAGATCAACGCCACGAATCTTTGCAGGCTCCGCAGAGAGTGCAAGGACTGTATTCAAACGAGTCTTGAGATCTTCATAAGACTTGAATTGCTTCGGATCTACAATTTCAGTGAGCGAACGCTCCTCGTTGTAGACTCGCTCAAGCTCGGAGTCATCATCGAACAGTGGTGCGGGAGTATCGAATTCAGACTTATCGTAGTTGGGGTAACCCTCAATCTTACGAATTTTGAGCTTGAAGTTAGCACCTGACCAAAGATCGAAAGGATTTACTGGCTTCTCGTCCTCAAAACCTGGGTTCATCAGATCGTTCAGCTTATCGAAGATCTTCTTGCCATACTTGTACAAGAAGACTTTGCCTTCGTTTGCAGGATTGCCTGGATCCTTCACAACATAGATGTTGCTGTGGTATGCCAAGCGACGCTTCTGCTTGCGCGCGATCTCCTTATCAGAGTCAAGACCAGTATTCCAAAGAACACTGTTATATTCTGATACGGGATCGTTTTTACCGAGAGTCGTGAGTGACCGCTCGATATACCAAAGCCCGGTTGGACCTTGGAAACCATGGTCCCAGATGCGAACGAAAGGAATGTCTTCGTTCTTCGGTGCAGGAAGGAAGCGAATAACAGCGTAGCCGTTACCAGCCTTATCGACTGTATGCTTCCAATATTTGCCCTCATCGGGATCTGTATAGGTGGTATTTTGTTTAGCAAGTTCTTTCGTGAGTTTCTCGAACGAGGAATTAGAAGAACGCTTAAGATCTGCAAATGACATAATTAATCTCCTATATGTCGATTTTTTACGGTATGTTTCGATGTATTTCGATTGCAGCGAACTGCAATTGTATTTATCATGATGTAAAGACTTCCTTGACAATTTTTCTGCATTTAAATGCATCATAATGAAAGAAAGGCTTATACTTCAGCAGCTTCTTGTGGATGCTGGGCCATAGGACACCATCCTCAATCTTCTTGTTCCAATGACCAAAGAACCCGAAGATATCATTGAGGATAATCACCGTCTCGATAGAAATCTCGCGACGAAGATATTGTTTCAGTAAGAAGGGATGTTGTCCATTCTTTACAATAACACAATCATTGAAATTTGTACACAGTTTTTTTACATCTTCTTCAAAGATATAAGAAAGAGATTGCTGTCTCTTCAACCATTCATTGTACACTTTCTCTGAGTCATCATCAAACAAATCACCGATCCATTTGAGATCGCCATCAATAAAGTTAGCAACCAGATATTTCAGAGGATCTTTATGTTTTGACAACTTATAGAACTGATACTTATCTTTTCGCACGTCAAAGCTCGAAGGCTTGGCTCCGATCCGGCCGTTGTATTTGATATAGTCGTAGCTGTCTGTCGTGAAGTGATTTTTGAGGGCAAGAAAGGTGGTGTAGCTCTCGAATGGAGTCATACTGGTAACTTTGCCCTCTTTGGCATGAAGTTGAGTTCTTCTGCTTCATCTTGAAGCTTTGCCTTAATACGAATGTTACTCCGAATAATACTCGCAGCAGCTTCGATCTCGATATTATTCTTTTCGCAATAGTGGACGACGGCATCCATATAATCTAAATTATAATTGATAACCAATCGTTCAATTTCTTGAATGAACTTTTCAGAGGTCAGTGCTTTTGTTGAAATGACGTCGTCCATCATGATATAATTATCCTCGATAAAAAATATGTGCGCCAATTTTAGTCGTGCGATCAAAGACTCTGCCCCATGAAGGCCTTACATAATCTGCGTGGTAAAATTTTGCGCCTTTTGTAACGTCAGTGTAGTTACCTAGATATACGTCTTCGGCAATAGCTGTTGCCTTACGATATGCTGATATGTCAGCTATTCGCTTTCCTCTCTGACACTTCCATGAAAATTGGCATACGCCTCTGGCCTTTTGATTAATGACCGCACATGGAGTCTTCGGAAATCTTTTGTCTTTTACGCGATTTAATACTACATTATTCACCGCGATTTTGCCTTCTGTTGACTCGTGGCCTGCTTCGAAATATGTATTGTCGGCCATGCATCTGATTTGTTGTTTGTCGTGTTGATTAAGATACACAGCTTCTTTCACAATAATTTGTTTTTCAATTATTTTAGTTACCGGAATCTTTATGATCTTGACTTCAGGTTCTTTGGTTGGTATCGCGATGGCTAAGATCAGAATGAGTATTAATCCAACACAGAATCCTTCAGTCCATCGAAGGTACGGGAAATCTTCTTTATTTTCAAAAAGTTTCATGTTTGTCCTCTTAGTCTCAATGACTTTGGCAAACAGAGACTACTTTCCAGGCATCTCAGCCATATAGTTTTCTGCCGCTATAAGAAGATACACAAGAGAATAACGAAGTATCTTCCATCCATTTCCCTCTTACTGGAAATGCAAAATCATTAGTGTTTTCGTCGGTGGCATCTGAATGGTGCCGCTTTCTAGCCATCTAAGACTTGAAGTTTTTGTAAGAGTCAATGGAGGGATTAACCTCCGTCATATTTTATTTATATGGTCGCCAGCAGTTTTCTGGCGACTCGTAGCACCAGCTATTCAGCTGGTAGTAAAGTGGCCCGTTCTGTTCCAAGGTGGAGCCATACCCGTGTAGATCATGCCGCTAAGCGGATATCTGCAAAGCTATCGTTATCGTTCGCTGCATTTATGTTTTGTGGCACTTTGCCAAGCAATCAGTCTCGAATCGCCCTATTACACGAAAATCGATATCCTGGTCACCCCCGTAAATGGTGGAGGTGCGGGGAGTCGAACCCCGGTCTTTCCGCCTTTATTGTTGATTGTCAACAACTGATATTCTATTTATACCCCAACGGGCTTTAATTGTACATGCTTAATTGCACCAAGACTGCTTTGCATCACCAAAATATGCACGTGCAAAACCATTCTTGATAAGCAGCTCTCGAAGGCTCATGCCGTCGAATAGCATGTCTCCGAGGACACGACCACCGAACTTATCCCAATCATACAGAACAACTTGATGCTTCTTTGTAGAAACAATCAAATCTTTGACAAAGACAGAAGCCTGTTCTCCGCGCTTCTTCTCACTCTCACACTTGGCGCGAAAGCTCTTTTCAGGTGTATCAACGCCAAAGATTCGAACGCCGAGTTCAGGCTTCAAAGGCGCTGGTAGATACGGCGCGGTAATGACAATCGTATCACCATCAATCGCACGGACAATGGTAGTATCATATGTCGCACCGACAGGCGTCTTCTGTGTCTGTGCGATCGCAGGAGTAGATAGCGCCAAAAGCGCAAGAGCAACAAATTTCTTCATATATTTTCCTTAGTTACAACGAGTTTCCCAGTAAACGTAGCGTTCACCATAGCGCCATTCAGTGATCTGTTCGCGAACACAATAGCGTCTATCATATCTATAATCTGGCGGATAGTAGTTATTATCAGTGTTGCGGTCTAAATTATAGTTAGGATCCCTACGTGAGTCTCTACGATTATTCGATGAGAGTACACCTACAACAACACCGCCGATGATAGCTCCACAGAGCCAACCACAACCTCCGCCGCGCCGTTGATTTTGATCGCGCCACTCTCTGCGGTCATTGCGATCATTATTTTGTGCAAGCGCTGGAGCAGAGATGAGCATGCTTGCAGCAATTACAGATGCAATTAGGTTTTTCATTTTAGAACCTTCCATCAATATCAGCAAACATGACTCGCTTCCTTGGATCACCACCGGTGATACACCGAGTCAGTGTGAGAGCTTCTTTATAATCCTTCGTATGGAATACTACAGGGAAGACGATCTCATCGTCTTTCACTTCTAGAGACATTCCTATAAAGTAAGTACCGTTTTCTTCTACCATAAACGTATTTATAATTGGGAGAACCGAAGCTCTCCCAATCACGTTATGCGGCATCTGCAAATTCCACCGCAGTTTCGAGTGCCTTCGTCTTCAGGTTCTTGTTCGAACCGTACCAAGCAGAAGTCATACGATTATCTGCGTTGCGACCGATCATGTGATCGGTCATGAAGGTGACAGCATTGAAAGCCTGCCACCAGCTACCTTCGCCATATTCAGCACCAGGCTGCTGATCCATGATTTCGAGAGCGATACCAGCATTCTTGCTGAGATCTTTCTTCGAACCAGTCACAGGGAACACTCGCTGAAAATACTCGACGATGTTCTCATCGGTGTAACGCTTCGAACCAAGATAAGCGGCCATTTCCTTGTACTTGGCAAGCTTTTCCTTGGCGACACCGAGTGTTTCCTTCACAACGTCACCGTCAAACTCGCGACGATGGCTAACCTTGACAATCTTGCTCGACTGGCTGTTGAGCGAGAGAGTCAGAGTGTTGTTGCAAACAACGCGAACTGGAGTGAAGCGAACATCGATCGACCAACCATACTTATGTGGATTGGTGAAGAGCAGATAGGAATCAACCTGATCACCACTGAACAACTCGAAGGAATCCTTCACCTTGGCCAAGGCCCAAACAAGCTGACCATCGCGAAGCGAACCAGCGGTATGCATTTCCATCTCACCGGCTGAAACGAAATCATTGAAGAATTCGAAAGCTGACTCGTTTTGATTCGGTACCCAATCATTGGTGATGACATCGAGGATCTTATTGTCGACGTCGCGCACCAGAGCTGAGTGACCGATATCAACCTGCTTACCACCGATATCGGCATATGCAGGAACTGGATTGACCTTCCAGTCAAGGTTTGCTGCCTTCAGCATCTGATTCGGCGTGAGGTCGTTCGAGACCTTCGTGCCGAGGTGATGCCATGGAGTTTCGCCTGCATAAGCCATCGAAGCCTTGCCGTCGAGGAATTCAATCATATGAGCCATTATATAGTTTCCTTTTTCAGTTTGGTATAACCATTCTACCATAGAATGGTCTATTTGTACATGTTTAATTTACGCGGGAGTGATAATCCAAAAACCTGCGAACAGGATTGGAATCGCAATGAAAAAAGCGAGGCTAGTGAGCATCTCGTTGCGAAACTCTGCAGGAGTCATAGTAGCCTTCATATCATTGATAACTTGAATAATCTTGTTCATGTTTGCTTCCTTCTTCATTATAGGTTCACCTTATATTGTTTTTAAAATAATGTACATGCTTATTTTTCGATATCAGCCTGCTCATTGAGCCTGCTCATCGTAGCCCTCCAAAACCGTTTCGTCGCTCCAGACATAAGCAGCGTTACGG